GTTTTCGATATTATCCGTGCCGATAATCTGGATAATTGAGCCGTTCTTCAGGGTGACTTTCATCTCGGTGTTGTTCTTGTTGGCAATGAGCGGGGCAGGGATATGGTCGATAAATTTAAAACCGCTCTTATCCATCCCGTCCCAAAGCACCTTGCGCCCCATCGCCGTCGTAGGGAAAAAGTACGGATAATAACCTCTCTGCTGTGCGGCCCGCTTAACCATATAATTAAGGTCGGTTTTGTCCTTACCCGCGCGTCGATGCCAGACCTTTACCGCACGCTTGCAGCCGTTATCCATGGCCCGCAAAAACGGCAGCTGATAAGCCCTGGGCGTGTAATTATATGGGAGCGTTATTGTCGCCATAATTAACAATATTGATTTTAAGGTCGCCCGAATGCTCTAACTCCTGCTTGTCTCTCCACTTATCCGGTTGACGGTTCTTAAGCCAGAAGATGCAAGCCGTGGTGTCCGCCGGGTAATGCTTGCCATCTAACGTGTACCCCATTGCACGCTTTAATAGAGATTTCTCTACATTTTGGGTATCAAATTCGTCTTTGCCCCTCTTTAGGGACTCCGAAAATTCCGGATGTTGCAATTTCCAAAGGTTTAGAGTGGATTCGGTGACCTTGAAATATTCCGCAAGTTGCTTATCGCTGGCCCCAAAAACAGCACAATAATCATATGCCTGCTGGATGTAGGCTGGCTTAAAAAGCGTAGGGCGACCCCTCCCGCTCTTCTTGGCCGTCGCTTTCTCAGCTGGCTTTTTCGTGGTACGCTTCGCCATACGACTCCGCTTTCCTCAATTCAATTTCCATTTCGAGACGGACAATTTCAGCATTCAGGCAATCTCGCTGCTCAACCTTCAATTCCAGGTCTCTCTGCATCAGCAGGATTTCTTGCGGTCTCGAAATCGTCAAAGTCCTGTACCTGATTGCTCTCGTATGTGCGGAAATCATCGCGGAAACATAGCAAACACGGCCAATTCTGTCAGTGTTCCGGCTTTGACCCGTCTACCGCCCCGCAAATCACACAAATCGCCATATTGCCTCTCCGTACAATTACTATTCTGACAAAATAGAGAGGGGAAATCTAATAACTGGCGGTTATAATCCGAGCAGGCTTGATAGGAATTCGAATTGAGATTGATTGAATCGGTGGGTTTGTAGGCGTGGCTGTTCGAGGCGGCAGTAGTAGGGTTGAGACACTTCAAGCATCTTGGCGGCAAGCATCTGGCTGATTCCAGCGGCCTCCCGTGCGGCTGCAAGCTGGTTGCCGTGGTACGTTACCCGGTACTCCCGCATCACCTGAACCGGTCTTTCCGCTGCGTCGTCCGCCATCCGTGGCCCCTTTCCTGCCCTTTAATATTATACTCTTTATTATAAGGGTGGGTGATTTCCGACTATCAGAATCGGAGTTTCCGACTATCCCGGAACGGTCTGTTAGTCGGAGTTTCCGACTATCGGATAGTAGGAATTTCCGACTATCAGAAGCGGAAGGCAAATAACAACCTTTATTGGAGTAGAAAATGGACTTAAACAACTACCTCACCCTGGCACAACTGGAAGATGCTACCGGCTTGAAATGGTCCAAGCTAAGAGGGCGGCTGAAAGCATTAGGGATTGAAGCTGTCTTTATTCACCCACGGCTGAAATTGTACCCGAAAAGCTGTGTGGAAAAGCTAATCAATTACCCCGATCACCGCAAGAAGAAAGGCCCGTAAAGGGCCTTTTTTTATCTTTTGCCGTTCTTTTCATTACCTCTCTGATTGAATCTTTCCACTGTACAAACGGCCGACCATCCAGCAGGCGATACATACTTTTAACAATATCATCACCCTGAGCGGCTTTAAGTGGCTTGACGAATTTCTCTATTTCCTCTGTTGAAATGCCCGAAAGGTCAACTCTGCGGTCAAAATGCTTTAATTTTCCAATCCAGAAGCTATCCGTAAGATAACCCTTGCAGGCGGTATAGGTGTAAACAACATAAGGGTCAAGATATGGCTCACAGCTAACACTTGTCTTAAATCCACGCTGGAAAGCATATTGCAGGCAAGCCAATCTTTCGGCGAAGTTCGGGGCTTCCGGTTCCCAAAATGAAAGAATCTCATCATTCATTGAGCCAATGGTAAACCGAAACATTATCTGATCTCTGAATTCTGTGTAAAAATCGCAAATTACCGTGATGCAACTCCAATGCGGCTTACTGACAATCAGGACTTTATTTCCCGCATCGAGCAATTTTCGTAAAACACAGAGATATTGAGACATATTCAGGGGTGTAAGATCGTGAGTTGACGGAAACATGATAATGCCTTTACGCTTGCCTCGTGGTTGATCGACTTTTTCATTGTCGATAACCGGCTGCGTCCACTGCTCAACAGTGCAGCGGTTAAATCTGTTTACCGCCATCTCACGAGCATAGCAATAACGGCATCCATGTTCACAACCAAGCTGAAAGTTCAAGTTGCTCTTGGCCCATTCCTTAGTTCCAGTTTTCATCACGCCCATTCCCTGATTTAATCCGGTATAAAACTGCTTCTTTTTTCCTTTGCCTTTGAAAATTTCAATCTTCATAATCAAAATTCCTTCACCTGAGCCTTGAGGACCTTTTTGAAATATTCATCAGAGAGGAAATAGCCATTTCGCGGGGCGGTAAATTCTTCGTCCGCTTTGACATTGATAATGTGATCGCCTTCGAGCGGGTACAGTGTTACGTTGTTACATCCCGTTAAGCAAATCATCCAAATCGGACTGCAAATCAGCAGTATCCGCATCACTATCAATTTTTTGTTCTGCTTTTTCATAAGCTTCCCTTTTCGCTTTGGATTCACGGCTGAACCAATCCTTCCAAATCAGGATGATTGAAGAAATTGCCGCAATCATAATTTTCCACCAGTTTTTCATTTTCGTTACTCCAAGGGCTTTTTCCGGCCCCGCTATATTTGTAATAACGAGGCCGGATATGCCGTTTCATCCACCTAATCCGAAACCGTTTCAGTCTCATCATTGTCTGGCACATTGAGGGCGGCCCGCAACGCCGTGATCATCGGAAGCACAATAACATCGTCCCAATGGGTACTGCTATCAGCTACCTTTTCCTCAATCGCATCAAAGGCGTTATCAATGATTTTCTTGACCTGTTCGGCGGTTAGCATCGCTGACATTGCCGCTACCAATGATTTGACCAATTGCAATAATAGTTCACTCATACGAAATCCTTTCTTAAAACTGTTTCCTGCTTAAAAATTGCAGGCGGGCGGGCATCCATACCAGCCCGAACCTGCGAACCACTACAGGATTCCTATTTGTTGTCCGACGCCTCCGCAGCCGTGACACATCCAGTGCAGCGGCGCCGCGGCCAGGTCGATCGAAGTACCGCCTTTAGGCATCAGGCTTTTCCTTTCTGCGTTTTGTCTGATTCTCTTTAATCCGCTTATCCTCAAGGGCGGCTTCCGCCGGTGAATTACTCCAAAACTCACACACCTTCAATTCCCCACAGTCCGGGTCGGCTTTACAGTCGGGGTAGTGTTCGCAGGTTTCACAGGTTTTCATTTTTCACTTTCTCCTTAATTTCTATCTTTTATTGTTGGTTATTCAACAGAAAGCGATTTAAGCCGCTCTTTTTCCCTGACCCTACCGTGGGTCGGGTTTTTGTTTTTCTCGCGTCCTGCGCAATCCTCGTAAGCGTGGCGGCAAGCTGAGGGTTTTACTGACTGCCATTTCAGTGGGTGGCTCATATTTTCACCTTTCCATGTGCCATATCGTGACAATCACGACATAAAGCAATCAGATTATCCACTTCATCCGTCCCGCCTTGACTCCTGAAAATCTTGTGGTGAATATCCACGGCCTGACGACCGCACTCCTCGCAGGGGATAAAATCCTGTTCGCCGTAGCCGTGGGCCTTCAGGTAGTTTTTTACGTGGGGTTTCATTCGTGCCTCACCAACCCTTCCCGGTTCTCCGATGAGGTCAGGGCAATGGCAACCGCCGACCACACATCTTTGCGCACTCCGTACAGGGGGCCCGGGGCCTTCTTTGTCCCGATTGCCTTTTCCCGAGTAGAGCCGAACCGATCCATCACGGCCTGCCGGATATTGGAATCCTTGGCCTTCATGGACCCGCAAAGGTGGATCTTGACATTGCGCCGCCCGATAGTGTAAACCTCGGCATGGGAAACGGCCTCTTGAATAAACCGCCCGATCCATTCACAGGTTTGAAAGACGGACTTGCCTACCGCCATGCCCATACATTCCACCCGCTCGATGACAACACAGTCGGCCTCGAATTGCTTGATGATATGGAGCATGACAGGGTTTTCTATGATGTCGTGTTCGATAAACGCGCCGTCCCGGTAAACGGCATAGGCAGATTTTACATTTCCGGGGTCAATTGCTAAGATTTTCACAATACCCCTCCCAATCTCAAAAAGATAATCAGGTTCTCAATACAGCACAGGCAAAGCAGGGCAATCATTATCCGGTATTCCCACTTGATCCACCGGTACTGCCGGTACGCTCTTTTCTGCCATTCGGTAACGGCGTCGAGTTTGGTGATTAACTGTTCAAGGGTCATTGTGCCTCCTTGCTTTTTTCAAAGTCCATTTCGCAGATCATCAATATCACTTTGTAAACCTGCCTTGTGCTTTGGGGTCGCCCAGCACCGTTATTTCAAGATCATACTGATTCATTTCCTCTTGTCCTCCCCGCCAATGCCAATCCACTTGAACAAACCGAGCCTGCTGGCGATTCGCTCATCAAAACTTGCCTCAAGGTTTTTGCGCGACTTGTTAGTGCTGATGAACGTTGGCCTGCAAGCCTCAAGGCGGCTATCGAGCAGCACGAATATCGTCCGGTTGCTAAAATCGCTCTCGTTCCTGCCGATGGAAGTTGTCGAGCCGATGTCCTCGATGATCAGACAATCACAATCAATCATCGGTCGGATAACATCAAGTTCCGTTAGCCTGCTGCCTTGCTTGTAAGTGTCCCTGATTTGCAGGCAGAGCATTTCGTAGGTAACTCGAACAACTTTTTTGCGTTTGAGAATAAAGTGCCTTGCTAAAGCACACAAAGCAAAGCTCTTGCCTCTGCCGACCGGCCCGAAAAGAACAAGCCCTATTTTGCTGTCGAAACTCAGCAATGCTTCCTTGACTGCTTTGCTTAAACTGCGAAGATGAGCACCGGCAAACAGCGGCGGTATAACCTTGCTCAAAGATTGCCGCATCCGTGCGGCTCTGTCCATCCTTGCTTTTCGCAGCTCTTGGCGTGCGTATTCTTCACGCTGCTTGTCCGCACATTCGGGACAAAACTCGCTTGTCAGTATCTGAGCGAATAGCTTTGTTACCTCGAACAGTTTGCCGCACTTGCAGAGCTTAGTTTGGGATAAGTGCCTGTCCCCAGTCCTGCTCGTTAAGACTTGGCCGATAGTTTGAGTTTGAGTTTGATTGTCCATTTTTGTTACCTCCTTTTTCCTGCGTTCGCGCAAACCAGTTAGTTAAAAATCGCCTGTAATTTTTCTTGAGTTTTGAAGGGTTTGAGATAAGCCATTGCGCAGCCTGCTTGATTGACAATTGAACATCTACCGCCGGATAAGCTTCAGACCACGCCAGAATATCTTCCGAGGTTATGTTTTCAAAACCACCTGACTGAAACGAGAATGTAATTTTTTCTTTTATATTATTATTTTCTTTTATTGAAGATGAAGATGAAGATGAAGATATACACGTTACTTTTGCGTTACTTTCTCCGTTACTTTCGGCGTTACTTTCCCGCTTCATTTTTTGCCGATAACGTAAAACCCGTTCATTCCGTGATTTACGCTCTCTTTCTTCGCGTTTCATACGCCGATTAATGACCGTTACTTTTCCGTTACGCTCCGTTACGGTCGCGGTATTTGTATCCTTCAATTCTTCTAATGCTTGGACGAAATTAACGGCAGTGCAACGACAGAGACGAGCTAACTGTTCGGTCGTCCCAGTGATTTGACCACTGCGATCCATTTCGTGCATAGCACAGAGAAGGTCTATCCAGATACCGCGGGTTGACGGTGAACACATAGATAGTTCGGGGTCTTTCAGCCAATCTCCGGTATAAAATTGGAACGCTGGCAATTTAGCCATCCTCTTACTCTCCTATCCGTTTCTGACCTATTCGACTGTGCCAATCAAAGATCACGTTCCCCTCCGACACAGTGTATCCCCGTTCAAGCTGATAAAGCCGCTTGAGTTCGTCTCTCTGCCTCGAATTTGGCCGGGGGTATAGTTCGGTCCATCGTTCCCGGATCTCATTCAGACGGGACCGTGCTTGCTCCTGGGCGGCATCGTCAAGAAAGCCATGGGGCCGGGACTGCCTGCCGTTGCTTGCTTGCGGTTCAAACGGGTTTATGAATTGTGCGCCGGGGTAGGTCACTTTATATCCTCCCCCTTCCCCTTAGTTCCGCACCTGGGGCAGTAGATTATGGATTGTTTGATTTGGGATAGGGTCATCTTAGGGCCTCTAACGCCTTGTCGATTTTGCTTTGCAGGTCCGCTATTGTTAATAGGAATGTCGCCCTCAACGTCCTCATCGGGGTCGTCGTAAGGATGGCCGATCCAGTCCCGAACCTCATCCACAAGGGGGTCGTCCAGCGAAACATCCTTGAAATCCCTGCCTTGAAAGAGCTTACTACGCAACAGGCCGTCCCGGACTAAGAGCGTATCGGTGGCAAAAGCCCGGTAACAGATGCGCTCATAGAGCGCTGCCCACTCGCAGAGATCACGATAGACAAGTACCCATGAGGGGGACACTTCGTCGGGAGTCTCTCGCACTTTCTTTCCATCCGGAATCATGTGACTGAGGCAATTTAATGTGCGCGGTGTTACGTTCAAGTCTGCTATTACACGCCCCAAAGCCGTCCTCGGAGAGCCGTTATCATTGAACTGCGCCCGGCTCAAAATGTCGGTGTCAGTTGTCGGTGTCACAGCGTCGATGCAGAGCTGCTCACCGTAAGAATCCACCACTCGCACAAGTTGAACATGAAATGGATCGAAGACGAGCTTGTTGTTTCCACCATCGCTCGCCACCAGTGACACCGAGGTTGTCGATCTGGGCTTGATCGCCCTGACTTCGGCAGCAAGGGCACCAATCTCCGTACGCAGGTCGTCAAGCAACCTTCGATCCCGAACGGTCGCTTCACGGATCGCAGCTTTTAAATTAGGGAGTTCATCCGGATCAAACATAGTCATCCCTCGAGTCTGGCATAGACATCGACCTCGCTCGCCGCAGCCTTCATTACATGACCAAACTGGTAGGACTGTCTCCTGCCGTTATTTGCCGATCCTGCATCGGCCCACCGCCTAATGCGCCAGCCGGAATCGGCGAGCCTCAAAGACCTTCGCAGAATCTCCCGGGCATCCACAGGAACGCTTGGCAAATAGCCAAAGCGAATGATAAGCCGGGCACCCGGAAAGCATCGTCTCGCTACAGACTTCCAGACATCAGACAATCCCTCGGCAAACTTGTCAGCAGAGTGGGAAAGCTGACCTTCTTGTGAATAATCCACGGTCTCCGCACCTCCCAGAAACCAGTTGCGAAGCCATTGATCAGGGCGGTAGGTGCACATACCAAAGTAAGGCGGAGATGTCACGACCCAGCTAAATTTTCGGGCTGCAGGCACCATCCTATCGGTATGCTGGGCATCGCCGAAGTAGACTGCCCCTTTGGAAGGCGGTGGCATAGTGCCGAGAGAATATTCCGCCCGGCGCGTTATTGCATTCAGAACATCGACACGTGGCGGTTCCGTTTTTTGAGTGCGTCTCCAGTAGCGAACGGCAGCGCTGGGTTTTGTCGCATAAGTTCGGGGCATCTGGTTTGAAAGGTAAGTCGGTATTCCACGTTGGCGAGGTCCGTGGAGAATGCCCAAGAGCAGCGCGCGTAGTACAACCTCCTCTGCGGTTTTACAGGATTCCATCAGCCGATCTCGCAGAATGCATATTTCTTTCAACGTATCGGGGTGATAACAGAGTGTCCAAAAGTCACCCGTGGGGATCGAGCGAGGCGAGGATTCATCATCAAGAATTGACCACGCCGTTTCAATAACTGCATCTGATGTGGTATATGCCAATTTTGCTGCTGCTATCGCTGCTGCGATGGGGTTACTGTCAATGCCCACGCAGCCGAGGCCGAGAAGACGAGCGGCGAATAGAGTCGTCCCACGGCCGCAAAAGGGGTCGAGAACCCACTCGCTCTTCTCAGCTTTGGTGAGACGTCGGAGCGGAAAGTCCAACGGAAACATGGTGTAATATGGGCACACGGTGTTGAGACTGAGAATTGGCGATTGAGCCTCTTTGGGCAATGATCGAATCGTGTTATTGGGTGCGCGGTCCTGGGAAAAGACAATACAGCCATTGACGCTGTCGGAAATCCGCAGCGCCCCCTTCTGACCTTGCCTATGTCGGCTCTGATTGCACATGATGAATTCCGTTTGTGTCATTTTTGAATCCTTTCAAGAAAAATACGCGCGGGACATAAGGAGAGGAAAAGCCCCGCGCGCACAAGGAGGAGGAAACGAATGATTGCTGACTACCCCTTTAGAGGTAGCCGGGCATCCCTGCCTGAACATCATGTTCATTTGTCGCTTCATGCGTAATCCGTTAATTGGTGGTTATTTGTTTCGCCAGTTTGGATCGGGGTCGGGAACGTAGATCCCCCGGCTCGCCAATAGCGTTGTGCAATTCGTGTAAAACTCCGCTGCCTGTTTAGTGTCACTCTGGCTTAGCGTAATCCGCTTTCCATCGTCATTAAAGATCGGGCATAGGTCGTAAAGCAAATCTTTAATGAGGTCTTTCGAGGGTGCTACTCCGGTAGGTAAATCATCCCTGACCATTTCCCGCAGAAAAGCGGAAGTATCCCATCCATTGTCGTCACAGAAGGCAATGACCCGTTCAATCATGAGGCCGAAGATCGCGCCTAACTGTGCTTCGGATTTAGACTTACGGGCCTTACTGACCCGCAAGGTGTAATAACCCGTCGGGGCCTCAACGAAAAACTGCATGAGTCGCTCCCTTGCACCCCGCGGGAATCTCATCTTCTGGCCGTCGATCTTCTGCATCCCTGCTATCTCTATCTTGCTTTCCATTTTTAGCGTCCCTGCCGTAAGTGGTTATGCTGATACTTGCTTCCAGTGTGCCTGGCCGTGGCATTTTGAGCATAACCACTGCACATTCAAAGGCTCGTCGTAGTTGGGGTGGTGGGCCTGCGGCTGGCATTGTTTGCCACATTTTTCGCATTTGTTGGGCCTGATAATTTTGCCGTCCCGCAGCCCGTTTGAGATTGCGTAATTGGCTTTTCGTTTTCGTTGTTCACGGAAGTACCCCGCCTTGTATTCCTTAATTCTTTGGGAATTATTTTTGCGATATGCCCTCATTCGTGCAACATGCTTCTGATCTCTTCCGCCTCGCCTGCGATTCCTGTCTCTTTCTCTAACATGGGGCTGCTTGTCGTAAATTGCCACACGGGCTTTGACGCACTCTTTGCATATATTCAAGTGCCCATCGGCCATTTGACTGTGAACATAAAATGCATCCAGCGGTTTTTCCGTATTGCATCGCTTACAAGTTTTCATGGAATCCCTTCCTGTTTAGGTTACATTAAAACGGAATTTGAGTATCATCCATTGGCGGGGCGTCGTTCAGGTTGTACTTGTCCTCAAACGATTGCTCCGGTTCAGGCTCAAACGATTGCTCCGGTTCAGGCTCAAACGATTGCTCCGGTTCAGGCTCTTTTGCTTTCCGTTCCCCGACAAACTCAAAGTTCTCCACAAATACCCGGAGTTTGCTTTTCTTCGAGCCGTCCTGCGCGTTCCACTGGTCAAACTTCAGACGCCCCTCGACGAATATCGGGTCGCCTTTCTTGAAATACTTGTTGACCACTTCCGCCCGCTTGCCGAACATCTGGAGGTCAACAAAACACACCTCCTTCCCTTCTGATCCATCCTGTTTCTTGAATCGCCGGTTGATCGCCAGCCCGAACTCCACCACCGCCGTCTGACTCGGCAGATACGACAACTGCGGGTCCCGTGTCAGATTGCCGATTAGAATTACTTTGTTATAGTTTGCCATTACGCCGTCTCTCCTCTCCCGTTAATTGCCAAATTGTCTGCTTCTTCTGCCGAAACATCGTCAACAGTTTTAGATTCAACCTTTTTGAGCCGTTCCTTGAGGCCCTGAACGCCAGCCTGCATACCGCCAGCCATATCAGCGGCATGGTTGTAATCGAACTGCTGGTCATCGGTCTCGATGGCTTTAACGAGGTCTGGGGACATTGGCAGGTATTTAACTATTCTGCGGACAACAGTTTTGCGGGCCATCTCTGCAAAGTCAGTAACCCACGGGCCGTTCTCTTTGGCCTTGCTGCGGTCTCTGATACGCTCGACCTCATCGAGGGTCATAATCTCAAGCTGTCGGCTTCCGTCTTTGAGTTCGGCAACAGCGTAAACACAAACAATCTTGCCTCTGTCACCGCCCAAATAAGGCTTATGAATAAGTTTCTGGTCGAGGCCGTACTCGACATCGAATTTATCCTTTTCGTAAACCACACGGCTTTCTATGCGTGAGATATTGCCGCTTCTGCGGGCAAGGTCGATAAGGCCCTGATAGCCCGCTATAAATTGGCATTCAAAAGCTTTGATTTTGCCGTTGTAGTAAGGAACTAAATAACCTTGTCCCAAAGTCCCAACGCAGTCCAAACCAAGCTCTGCGGACTTCATAACCGATTGCAGAAAGCTCTGCGGGGTGCATTCAAAAAGTTTCGGCTGCCTGCTTGCCGCTACAAGTGCCAGCTTGACAATGCGTTCCTTTGTGATATGTTTCGGTGCTACATCTGCGAGGGACTTTTGGAATTGGTCAGAGTTCAGAAGTCTCTCTAAACTCTGCTTTGCTTTTGTGAGTTGATTAGCATTCATTTTTCAGATTCCTTTCTTATTTAGCTTTCTTAAACCGAGCGACTCGGTATTTGGTGATGTTTGCGAACTGAGCAGCTATTTCAGGCAGTTGGTCTTTGAGGGCCTTTGCGTCAATTCCGCTGCGGCTCTGCTCAAAATATGTAACCTGCCCGAATGAACAGTTACCGCACTCAGCCTGTCCCAAAGCGGTCAAAACTTCTGCCTGTGCAGCATCGCACATCTTTTCAGCATCACGCTTGGCCTGCTGTGCATCGAGCCACTTTTGAACAAGCTCATCGGGGACATCAACAACACTGTTCGGCTCCCGGATAATTCGCTTAATCATCAGTGCTGACGGGGTAACATTTGCCGGTGGAACATCGGCTTGAACGTGCTTATCCCAGAACTCGATAGCCTTCTCGCAGATGATATTTCGCAGCTCTTTGTCTTCCGGGACGTGGAAAAGCTGAAAGCCTCGACCGCCCAGAACCGCTGCGATATGACAAATATCTTTGTCAACGCACAGCATATGTACGTGTGCCTGTGTGATGATATGGTCGGGCACTTGGTCAGTGCCCTCGTCCCCCCAATTGCCAAACAGCGGGCCGGTAATGCCGCTGGTCTTTGCGTCTATAGGCTCGTTGCTGGCAATAACAAGGCCGTCAATATTAGCTCCCAGCGGCAAGCCTCGTTTGTCTTTTGCCGAACGGTATTGATTACGCAGGATTTTACCGAGCCTGCGTTCGGCCAGATTCAAAATGCCGGTTTCAAGGGCGTTTCCTATTTCGGCGGCTTCGCTGCTGATGTCGGACGAATCGACCTTGCCGGTCTTTTCGAGCCAAACGTCATAGGCATTCCGAAATGGGTCTATCCCTAAGATAGCGGCCATATCGGAGCTTCCAATATGCTTACGCCGTAATTCTTTTTGTTGGTCTGTGATAGGCATTGTGCTACCTCCCTGC